ACGGAGGCGGATTTGTATCCTCATCTGGCGCATCTTGCCGGCGGGCAGGTGTACCCGTATGTGGTCCCCCTGCTGGATGGCAGGCCGTCGGTGGCGCTTCCGTGGGTGGTTTTCAGCCTGATTTCACTGGCCAGACTGTAATGAAATCACGCAGACCGTCAATAAGAAACTGGAAGACCAGAGTGCAGCGATCCAGCAGATACAGAAGGTTCAGGTTGATACAAATAATAATCTGAACAGCATGTGGGCTGTGAAGCTGCAACAGATGAAGGACGGACGCCTTTATATTGCGGGTATCGGTGCCGGTATTGAGAATACGCCAGCAGGAATGCAGAGTCAGGTGCTGCTGGCGGCAGACAGGATTGCGATGATTAATCCTGCGAATGGCAACACAAAGCCGATGTTTGTTGGTCAGGGCGATCAGATATTCATGAACGACGTGTTCCTGAAACGCCTGTTTGCGGTGAGTATCACGTCATCCGGCAACCCCCCGACGTTTTCCCTGACGCCGGAAGGGAAGCTGACAGCCAGGAACGCGGATATCAGCGGAGCAATTACCGCGAATACCGGCACGCTCAATAATGTCACCATTAACGAGAACTGTGTCATCAGAGGGAAACTGTCTGCAAACCAGATTGAAGGCGACCTGGTGAAGACGGTGGGGAAAGCCTTTCCCCGGAATAACAGTTATGCCAGCGGGACGGTAACCGTCACAGTTTACGATGACCAGGGCTTCGACCGGCAGATTATCATTCCCCCGGTGCTGTTTCGCGGGACGAAACACCAGAATTTCAACAGCCCGAATCAGCAGTCGTACTGGTATTCCACCTGTAAGCTGCAGGTGCTGAAGAACGGGGTTGAGATTTTCCATGAACCGGCAACGGATGTCAGCCGGGTGTTCTCATCGGTGATAGATATGCCGGCAGGGCGGGGTCATGTCACCCTGACGTTTAATGTGTCGTCGGCCGGTGCGAACAACTGGACGCCGACAACGTACATCAGTGATTTACTGGTTGTGGTCATGAAAAAATCCACAGCAGGGATCAGTATCAGCTGAATTTTATAACCCAGAACGGGCGTCAGAAATGACGCCTTTTTTATTGCAGAAAAGCGAGAGGTAATTATGCGTAAACTTTATGCCGCCATTTTGTCCGCAGCCATTTGTCTGGCCGTATCCGGTGCGCCTGCATGGGCGTCTGAACATCAGTCCACGCTGAGCGCGGAGTACCTTCATGCCTCGACGAACGTTCCCGGCAGCGATGATCTGAACGGGATTAACGTGAAATACCGTTATGAGTTTACGGACACACTGGGGATGGTGACGTCATTCAGCTATGCAGGAGACAAGAATCGCCAGCTGACCCGTTACAGCGATACCCGCTGGCATGAAGATTCCGTTCGTAACCGCTGGTTCAGCGTAATGGCGGGGCCGTCTGTGCGCGTGAATGAATGGTTCAGCGCGTATGCGATGGCGGGTGTGGCTTACAGCCGTGTGTCGACTTTCTCCGGGGATTATCTCCGCGTAACTGACAACAAGGGGAAAACGCACGATGTGCTGACCGGAAGTGATGACGGTCGCCACAGCAACACGTCTCTGGCGTGGGGGGCTGGCGTGCAGTTTAACCCGACCGAATCCGTGGCCATTGATATTGCTTATGAAGGCTCCGGCAGTGGTGACTGGCGCACTGACGGTTTCATCGTGGGTGTCGGTTATAAATTCTGATTAGCCAGGTAACACAGTGTTATGACAGCCCGCCGGTTCAGGCGGGCTTTTTTGTGGGGTGAATATGGCAGTAAAGATTTCAGGTGTACTGAAAGACGGCACAGGAAAACCGGTAGAGAACTGCACCATTCAACTGAAAGCCAGACGGACCAGCAGCACGGTGGTGGTGAACACGGTGGCCTCTGAAAATCCGGATGAAGCCGGTCGTTACAGCATGGACGTTGAGTACGGTCAGTACAGCGTCATTCTGTTGGTGGAGGGCTTCCCGCCGTCACATGCCGGGACCATCACCGTGTATGAAGATTCTCAACCCGGTACGCTGAATGATTTTCTCGGTGCCATGTCGGAGGATGACGTCCGGCCGGAGGCACTGCGCCGTTTTGAACTGATGGTGGAAGAGGTGGCGCGTCACGCTGAGGAGGCGAAGAAGAATGCCGGAGAGGCGGAGACGTCAGCGAGGAATGCCGGCATATCAGCCAGTCAGGCAGAAGAGAGCGCTGCAAATGCTGACACTTCAGCAGGGGAGGCATCGGAGTCAGCCCGGCAGGCGGCAGAAAGTGCAGCCTCAGCAAAGCAGTCAGAGGATGCGTCCTCGTCCTCGGCTTCTGCGGCCGCTCAAAAAGCCAGTGAGTCATCACAAAGTGCAGCAGAAGCTGAATTGTCAAGAAAGACGGCAGAAAGTGCAGCCGGTAATGCAGCCAGGGATGCAACGACCGCAACAGAAAAAGCCCGGGAGTCAGCAGAAAGCGCACAGTCAGCGGAACAAAGCAGGATAGCGGCGGAAGAAGCCGTAAACAGAATCCCCACCGTGGTGGGACCTCCCGGGCCAAAGGGGGAACAGGGGCCCGCGGGTCCTCAGGGGCCGAAGGGTGATAAGGGAGAGCGCGGTGACACCGGCCCTGTCGGGGCAACCGGCGAACGGGGACCGGCAGGTGATGCTGGTCCGGCAGGCCCGCAGGGGCCGAAAGGTGACAGGGGAGAGCGGGGAGAGACCGGTCTGACGGGAAATGCAGGTCCACAGGGTCCAAAGGGAGATACCGGTGCGGCAGGCCCGGCAGGCCCACAGGGACCGAAAGGAGAAACAGGTGCGGCTGGCCCGGTGGGGGCAACCGGACCTCAGGGACCGAAGGGCGACCCGGGGGAGACACAAATCCGTTTTCGTCTGGGGCCGGGAAACATTATTGAGACAAACAGCAATGGCTGGTTCCCGGATACAGATGGCGCACTCATCACCGGACTGACCTTTCTTGACCCCAAAGATGCCACATGGGTTCAGGGTTTTTTTCAGCATTTGCAGGTCAGGTTTGGTGACGGGCCGTGGCAGGATGTCAAGGGGCTGGATGAAGTGGGCAGTGATACAGGCAGAACAGGAGAATGACATGAACATATTAAAAAAAATTATGCAGCGTCTGTGCGGGTACGGAAAGCATGATGACCGTGAAGACGGGGAGTTACTTACAGCACAGCTGCGACTGGGACCGGCAGACATCCTGGAGTCAGATGAGAATGGCATTATCCCGGAGCAGGACAGGGTAATCACGCAGGTGGTGATACTGGATGCGGATAAAAAGCAGATACAGTGCGTGGTAAGACCGCTGCAAATCCTGCGTGCTGACGGGACGTGGGAAAATGTTGGCGGGATGAAATAGCCCGACAGCTTCACAAAAACCGGAGTCCGGCTCCGGTTTTTTGTTGGTTAGATGTAATCTGACAGATACCTGTATAAATAACCGGTAACTGTCAGGTCAGAGCTAATACAGGTAATTATATTATAATCACGAGCGCTTAGATGTATTAATGCCATGCTCTGCAAGATGCTGCATCAGACGCTGAGCCACATCAGGCAGAGGTCTTGATTGTTCATTTTGTACCGGCGGCGTTGGCGCAGGCCAGTTAGGTGCCGGAGGAATATGTTCAGCCATATTCCGGGCTGGTTGAATGCCATGCTCTGCAAGATGCTGCACCAGACGCTGAGCCACATCAGGCAGAGGTCTTGATTGTTCATTTTGTACTGGCGGCGTTGGCGCAGGCCAGTTAGGTGCCGGAGGAATATGTTCAGCCATATTCCGGGCTGGTTGAATGCCATGCTCTGCAAGATGCTGCACTAGGCGTTTGGCCACATCAGGTAGAGGCCGATGTAAAGCGTTTTTTTCTATACTTGACTGAGTATAAGATGTGGAACGTTGAAGTCCTGATTCCGTATAAGAATTTTTTACCTTAAAAATAGTTGTTGCACTGGCAGGACTGTTGCTGGGAGAAAGAGGTGAGCTGGTTTTTACCGTGTTAGGTGTGCTTTTGTGCTGTGAGGCAGTGAAGCTACTGTTACGCGTAACACTTGATATACTGCGAGGAATGCTGGAAAAAAAAGAATTAATGCTATTTATCATATAGATAACCTTATAAGAACTTTATGTGATAGTCTAATTTATCCGTTTGCATGAAATCTACCTTTTGTGAAATTCTCGTCAATATTTTACTCAAAATGATCGGCTGTAGGAATAAACTATTTGATATTATTGCGTTTTTAGAGTTGTTTTCAATCAGCTATAGATAGGGCTTGGCGCCAGAATGGAGAATATTTAACGAGAAATAGAAGCTTTGTATCAGACGGGCTTCCCTGAATAGAGAAGTTAAATAATCAGGATGATGCTAATGAATATCAGGAACAAGGTGAGTGTCTTCATGTTCACTGAAACAGGGTGTCACAAAAAATATGGCTATAAGATGATCAATGTGATTTGAAATATTTATAGGTTTACAGGGGGCTGGGCATGCATATCTTACTGCAATGCAGAATATGTGCTGCTTGGCGCAGCTCTTTATTGAGAATGTTCAATCTTTTGTTTCAGTTTCGTGAAGGATACGGACGGTTTCTTGTGTAATATTATACATCGCCTGTTTATCTTTACTGCATACTCCTGCAAGTGTTAATGCTACTCCAGCATAAATTTCTGGATAACTATGTGTAAATATATCCAGTGAGTTTACATGTTTCTCTTTCATTCCTGCATCACAACGAACCTTATTTATACCTGTCGCCATTGATTGGGGAGGGCTAGAGCCTTCTGCACGAAAATAGTGATGTGACAGATCTGAGATAGCTTTGTATCCTTCTGCCTGGTTCAGGCCTGGAGCAGTCCATGTTTTACAAAAATACTCGGCAGCGTAACGTGTTGCAAGAGCGGCATCAGACGAGGAACCTGAGGTTCCGCTCAT